CAACGGACCAAGTGGTTACGATATTGATATTGCTAAAATGCAAATGATTGGTATTCAGTACAGTTGGTATGGTGCTGGTTTTATTGACTTCATGTTACGTGGATCAGATGGTAACTTTGTATTTGCGCACAGAATGCGTAACTCAAACGTAAACACAGAAGCGTTTATGCGTTCAGGTAACTTGCCTGTACGTTATGAAGTTACTAACGAAGGTCCTCCAGGTAAGTTAACCGAACAATTATCTGCGTCAGCAACTGAACTAATGTTAGTTGATTCTTCATTCTTCCCTGATTACGGCACTGTTTATATTGATAATGAAATTATTGATTTTAACGGTAATGATAAAGTTAATAATAAATTAACCGGATTAACTAGGGGAGCAACATTTGAGAATTTCCAAGCTGGTGCAAATCGACAATATACTGCTGGAGTAGCAGCAACACACAATGATAGAACAGGTGTTGTATTAATATCGCAAACAATTACACCACTTATTAGTCACTGGGGTAGTGCGTTTATTACAGACGGTGGCTTTGATGAAGATCGAGGATATATTTTTAACTATGCTGAAACAGGAATTGAAATTAGTACTACTAAACAAACTGCTTTCTTAATTAGACTAGCTCCGAGTGTTTCAAATGCATTGATTGGAGATCTAGGCGAAAGAGAACTACTAAACAGAGCTCAATTATTACTACAAAGTTTAGAAGTTACGTCTGATACCGGTGCCGGCGGCATTGTTGTTGAAGGCGTTCTAAATCCACAGAACTATCCACTCAATCCTGATGATATTGGATGGTCTGGACTAAGTTCAGTTGCACAGGGTGGACAGCCTAGTTTTGCACAAATTGCTTCTGGAGGTAGTGTTAATTGGAGTACAGGTGCTGCTGCTACAACTGCTACTATAACTGCGCAGCCGCTAATGCAAAAACCGTTAACGCAATACTTCCGAAACGACAGAAGCAATATAAGAATTCTTCGTTCGGAAATAGAAACACAATTTGGTACACAAGATGCTACTGTAATTGTAGGCGAAATTATAACAGGTGGCACTATTCAAGCGAATACTACTGTTCGTAGCTTTACTGGGCAATTTGGCTCTGGCGCTAACACATATTATAGGTACAGATTAAGTCAAAACGCAAATTCTAATATAAACATTGGAGTTACTGTAAATATTGAAAGAGGCGGCGATTTAACAAATAGAAACTTTGGATTGTTTACAAAAGCATCAATTGACGCAACTGCAATACAAGTTGGTACAAATGTTACATCAGGCGGATCTGTATCGTTTGCTGCAAACTCTCAGGTGAATAGTATTGAACTCATAACCTTTGGTGGTACTGATTATTATAGTGTACAGTTTAATAATGCGTTTAGTGGGACATTAACTGCTGGCTCAGGCACAGTACAACTTGAGTTTATAGAACCGCCATTTGCGCAACCTGGAGAAACAATATTTTCGTTTATTGCAAACCCTGGAGAACGTGCAACAGTTGATTTTAGTGAATTGAAAGAACTTACAAACACGCCGCTAGGTGGTAGAGGAACATTCCCTAATGGTCCTGATGTTCTTGCAATTAACGTGTATAAGGTTAGTGGAACAGCAATTGATGCAAATATTATTCTTAACTGGGGTGAAGCGCAGGCTTAATCTTTTAAATAATTTGCAAAGTCTAAAAGCGTATCAAAAACTTTGGTACGCTTTTTTATTGACTTGTATGTAAATCGTTTATTAATTAATTCTTCAGTTTCTTTGCCATACCCGGTACGTACAAGAATAGGCTTTGCACCTATTTTCATTGCAGCTTTTAAGTCTGATATTTTATCACCTACATAATAACCTTGATTAAATTTAATATTTTTATGTTTATTTTCTTTTTCGCATCGCTTAAACATACCAATATTTGGTTTTGCATATAAATCTTTTTTATGACTGCTTTCGCTATAATAAATTGCATCAATACTCGGGCATCCTGCTTTACCTAACAGATCTAACATGTGTAAATGTAGTGATTCAACATCATTTTCTGTATAAAGTTTTTTTGCAATTCCGCCTTGATTTGTAATAATAGCAATTCCGTACCCTAATCTTCTTAGTGTAGCAATTGCTTCTAAACTTCCTTGTATAGGTTCAAAGTCTGAAATCTTCCAAGTGTATTCGCCTCGGTCAACATTAATAACACCATCTCTATCTAAACCAATTACACATTTAGGTGCAACATATTCAGGTGTTGACATGGGATCTTCGCCCCAATAAATATCAACCATTGCTTTGCTCGGCTTGTATTGTTGTTTGCGCTTGACTATCACCCGGCGCAACACGATAGTTGTCTTCTACACTATCAGCTGTTGACACTTCAGTAATACTTGAATTTGCTTGTAAACAAATTAATTGATGAGGTTGTAATGGAGGATTGTGCCAGACATCTCCTTCTTTTAATTCTTGTTGATGCAACTGTGCGTTAGTAGTATCAATCCAACGAACTAAAAATTTTCCATTATTTACAAACCAAGTTTCGTCTTTTTCACGATGAAAATGCATTGAAAATTTAGCACCTTCTTGTGTAAAATACATAATTTTACCACAATATTTTTCATTAGTAGCCCAAATTAATTCGTATCCCCAGCCTTTTTGAACAACACCTTCTAATCTAGTTGGTTCTTGCATTTATATAATCCTCTATGTTTGTCCATTGCATATCTACTACACTATTTAAATTAGTTAAATCTGCACAGGTATAACTTTGGTATTGCGACTTTAAATTTTCTGGCATTGGTATATAATGTATACCGGAGTTGTGATTTTTAGCAATAGTTTGTGCTACTGTTTCAAAACTTACTGGACGTCCTGTGCCTACATTAAAGATACCTGATTGCTTTACATCAAACATTTTTTCGTGTAATTTGCAGATATCATCTACGCAAACAAAGTCTCGTTTATATTTGTCGCTGTCTTCGAACAGTGTAATTACACTATCTTCTTTAGCTTGCTTTGTAAATTTAGTATAAGGACTTGCTTGATCGCCTTTGTGATTCTCGCCTTCGCCATACACATTGAAATATCTAAATCCTTGAATAATTATTTCAAACTCGTCTTGAAACTGTCCTAAGAATCTATCAAACAAATACTTTGACCATGCATAAGGTGACTGCGGCAACAATGGTCCGTCTTCAGTAAAATGCTCTGTGGGTCCGTATACACTTGCACTAGATGCATATTGTAAATTAGTACCAAAGTTTTCACATACTTGTGCAAGCCTTACAGTAAACTCAAAGTTTTGTTCTAGTATTTGATTAACGTCAGTGTATGTAGTTGAACTAATTGCACCAGTATGTATGCACCAGTCGTAATCTTCTGTACTAGGAATAATACCAGGCTCCCATTCCCATCCTTCTACTTCGTGTCCTTGATTCATAAGGTACAATGCAATATTACTGCCAATAAACCCTTTATGTCCTGTAACTAATATTTTCATTTGCTTTTCTCTATAATTTTTGTTGTTGAATAACCTTCTACTGTAGGTACAATATACACATCTGCTAACTCGTGTCCTACTACAGTTTCAACAGTATAATCACCGCCTTTTACAATTAAGTTAGGCTGTATATGCTTAATTAACTCATAAGGAGTATCTTGTTCAAAAACGTGAACTTCGTCTACCCAAGGTAATGCATCTAATTGTTTTGTACGTATGGCTACATTATTAATTGGTCTATTTTCGCCTTTTAATCTTTTAACACTTGCATCTGAATTAATACCTACAATTAGTTTATTACCAAGTGTTTTTGCCTTTGCTAACAGCTCAAAATGACCCGTGTGCAGTATATCAAAAACACCATTAGTAAATACTACATTTTCTTCTAAATCGCTTACATTAAGTGTATACGTACCTACATGCGTAACTGCTTCTGTAGAACCTTTTACTGCAAGTTCTAAACATTGCGTATAATCATAATTCTTAGTTAAACCGTATACAAATGCAGCTAAGAAACAATCACCTGCACCAGTAACATCTGATACTTCTACTTGCGCCACAGGCAGATTATACTCAACACCATCTATACTAGCAAGTACATTATCACCAGCATTAGTAGTAATAATATTTCCTTGCCACTGACAAAACCCAAACTTAGTAAATTCACTGTTATTAGGTTTTACTAACCATGCGTCTTTATATTGAGTTGCATGTTCTTTAGGATCTACAATAATCTTACAATCAAACTTATTAATATGTTCAATAATTCTTAGAGATTCGTCTAGTACACCTTTGTTATAATCACTTAATATTACATAATCGTATTGTGAAAAATCACTACGTAATACATTTCTTAGCACAGCAGAACCGTCTGCATCTTTATCATCATCTATTCGTGTGATATAATGTCCGTCGCATATAATGCGTGTTTTTATACTGTGTGGCTGATTTGTTTCAAATAATGTAACATCAACGCCTAGACTTTTAAGATTCTCATATACAAGTCCTGCACCGCCAAGTGTTTCAACTTCACGTTTATATGTTACAACAGGAACAGGAGCCTCAGGACTTATCCGAGTGCTTGTACCGTAAATATATTTGTCGATAATTATGTCGCCAAGAACTAATACTTTCATGTTTATATTATACTACCTTTTAGATTATTTGTCAAGAAGGTTTATAGTTTTGAATACTGTTTCTAACTTAGTTAAGTTAACTTTGCTTTGAAGTGTATTACGTAAACCATAATGAAGAGGCTTTGGCCATTTTGAAAACGAACACCAAGCATAACCGTTGTGTTCGTCATTAAGGATAGGAATAAATTCAGATTGTATTACACAGAGATAAGTATGAAAAAAGAATTTATTGTCGTTAGATATAAAACTTTCTAATGGAAGAGTCTTTTTTATATCAGGAAGAAATCCAATTTCTTCTTCTACTTCTCTTTTTAACCCTTCCCATGGTGTTTCTACACCTTCATTTGTGCCGCCAACAAGTCCCCACATGTTATTGCGTTTGCCATTAGCACGATGTAAGAAAAGAAATCTATTAGTATCTAATGTGTAGAACAATGCTCCACTACATGTAATCATATGGTTCATACATATAGTTAGCCAGCTAGTTCTACTCTCCATGTGCCAACTGGATAATCTCCGTCGATTGATTTAAGCCATTCGCCGTTTTTAAATCTATATTGTACACTTGTATTTAAATTTGTTGTATATGTAGTTTCGGTAGTAGTTGCTGCCTCAAAAACTACATTCCATTTACTTCCGTTCCATTCTACTATATCATTTGCTTTAGCAACTAATCCGCTGCCATCATTATTTTGCCAAGCACTTGGTGTATTAACTGCATTAGCATTACCTATATCGTCTAATAATAATAATCTAACACCGCTTGCTTTTATACTACTTGGATTAAACTTTGTAGGATCAATAATAAAATCTATACTAGTACGTCCGTCAATTATTGAATCTGTTGGAAAACTATCTAAATCCCAATTAATTAATATTTTTCCTTCATCAAACGGACTTAGCGTAAATGTACCAGTAACAGTAGCATCTGAATCAACATTATTAAAATAAATTCTGCTTACATCTGCTGCATATGATCCTGGAAGTGCTTCAAAAATTTCTCTCCAATTTCTATTACCAACTATTCCGTTAGAATACAGTTGAGCTTCTGTTGCATCGACGTATACTCCGTATGTTTTATAATTAACATTTGCAGTCTCAGACGCAAGAATTGTAGCAGCTTTTCTACCATGTTCATTTTCTATAGTGCCCGATGTTGCATAATCGTCATATTGATTGAGCTCTGGAACTGTTACACCATCTTCAATAGTACCATTAGTTTCGTCAAACATACTTGTAATAATATTTGTAATAACACCCATTTTGCGTACTTTAGTTGGAGGACTAATATAGATAGGCACACTAAATGTTAGCGTAGCAATATCTATCTCACTATCTACTCCAACTGGAACACTACGATTTGACCAAGTAACGTTTTCTAAATTTACAACAGTAATACTAGTCCAATCAATAAAATTGTCTGTAGTTTGCATTTCTAAACTTGGATTAAATAAAACTAATATTTGTTCTAATAACTGTAGCTTCATATCAGTATTAGTAGTCCATATGTCTGCATTGATACGCATCATGTAAGGAGTTGGAATAAGTCTTTCTACAGTATAGTTTTTTCCTTGATAATTTAAGTACTCACCTGTTTCGTCATCATACGCTCGTTCTCTAATATTAGTTTTACGTGTATATGTTGCATCAGTTAGTCTATCCTTATCTAATTCAAGACCAGTCAAATAAACAGCAATACGAGGCGCACTAGGTATCTTATTTTCACTATTCTCTCGAATAATATTTGCCACTTGTCGTGTTAGATCGCCATATGTTACTGGAACATCTTTTTGCACACCTTTACCGTCTTGTACAGGAAAATTAGCAAGTATACGCATCATTTGTGTAATATATCTTCTTACTTGTCCGTCGTAAAAATGTTGCATTAGTTATCCGCCGTTGGTTTTTTTGGTTTGAGTGCTTTAGAGAGACTCTGTCTTTCTTCAACAATATCTCCGCCAATGTCACTTGAATTTGTATTATTAATAAACGAAGTTTTATATGTTTGTCTTTCAAGTGTATTGCTTAATGACATTCTAATATCATCCTGTACTTTAACCCAGCGTGTGCCATCGTATCTAAACATTCTGTTTGGCAAAAAGTCTGTGCGTAAAAAATAATCTCCATCTACATTATTTCTCGGAAACTGTATTCCAAAACCAAATGGTGCACCGTTAGGAGCACTATCACCAGTACCAACAAGATAGCCGGTATAGCCTTCTCTGTCGGGTCTGTCAGTAACTTCGTCTACACTTGTAGTAATATTACTTGCATCTATATCTGTTTCATCTGCTGTTTTTAAATCAACTGTTCCGTCATCATTAGTTGCAACAGTATAATAATGGTTTATATCGTATCCTGACTTAGGAGCATCGGCTTCAGCTTGTGCAACAACAGCATTTGAAATTTGCATTTCTTTTTCGTAACTTGAAAGCAAATCTCTAAGTGTGTTATCACTACCTTCTTCTGCAGGTAAATCAAGTATTTCAGAAAATTCTTGTGAGTCTACTATTTGTTTTAGTTTTAATCTGTATAAATGTGGATACCATGTTTGACTAAATCCCTCAGCTGCACGATTTACATCTTCTACAACATAAAATCTTTTAAGTGCGTAAGTATAATCATTAAGGGCATATTCGTCTTTTAAATGTGGTAATTCAATCACATCACCTGCCATAATTTTTCTACCAATAGTTTTTACACTACTATTAATGTGTATTGTTAAGAATAATGTATCATTAGATAAGAACAATCCAAATTGACTTAAATCAAAGTCAATATCTTGAACATTATAAATTCCTCGCATACTATACACATCTGGGTCGTATTTTCTATCTCTATTTTCTAAAAATAGCAAATCTTGTATATTTGTTTCTGCTATTGCATCGTACTGGGGTTGATCAGCAGTTGCTTCACCATCAGATGGATTTTCTGGACCTATGTATTTGTGTACATTTAGTTCAGTACCGCCAACAGTGAACATTTCTTGGATTTGTTTGTCCAAAAAATAGTAGTCATTGCCGCGTTCTGGTTTATATAATGATAGTCTTGGCATATACATATTTATGTTAACGATAAATACTAATGGAGACTTTCATATGACACTAGCAACGCAAAAACAAGAAGTATACGATTATGTTAACACATTCCTCGGCGGAGGCATGGTTGATGTTGAACTTGATCCTATACATTATCAAACTGCACTAACTAAAGCACTTACACGTTTTAGGCAGCGTAGTGATAATAGTGTTGAAGAATCATATATATTTTTAACAACAGTAGTAGATCAAAACGAGTACATATTACCAAACGAAATAATGGAAGTACGTAAATTGTTTCGTAGAAGCATAGGTTCTAGAACTGGTGGTGGCGATGGCGGCAGTGTATTTGAACCATTCAACTTAGCTTATACAAACACTTATCTTTTATCTAGTAGTAAAATGGGCGGACTAGCAACATATGATATGTTTGCACAACACCAAGAATTAGTAGGAAGAATGTTTGGATCATTTATAGAATTTAAATGGAACACAACTACTAAAAAATTAACTCTACTACAACGTCCTAGAGCAGAAGAAGAAATATTACTTTATGCATATAACTATCGTCCTGATTCAGAACTACTTAGTGATTATCTAGCCGTACAATGGATTAAAGATTATACACTTGCAAGTTGTAAGTATATGCTAGGCGAAGCACGTTCAAAGTTTGCAACTATTGCAGGCCCACAAGGTGGTTCAACACTTAACGGTGACTCTCTCAAAGCAGAAGCACAAGCTGAAATGGATAAACTAGAAGCAGAAGTAAGTTTAGCAGTTCCGGGCGGCACAGGTTATGGATTTTTAATTGGCTAAACTGCTTGACAACTCTTAGTTTATATAGTATACTATATAAAAATTAGGAGACTTTATGAGCAATCTAAAACTATTAGTTATCGGACATGGCAGGCATGGCAAAGACACAGTCTGTGAAATACTAGAAAAAAATTACGGTTATAGTTTTGAGAGCAGTAGTCGATTTTGTTCAAAACTTTTTATCTACGATCAATTAAAAGACAAGTATAACTACACTTCAGAAGAAGAGTGCTATGAAGATAGACACAATCATCGTGCGGAATGGTACAATGCTATTTGTGACTATAATGAAAAAGACGCTGCTACATTAGGCAGAGAAATATTCAAAGAACACGATATATATTGCGGATTGCGTAACAAACGTGAATTCTTTGCTATGAAAAATACTAATGTTTTTGATTACGCAATTTGGGTTGATAGATCAGATCATTTGCCGCCCGAAGCAAAAGATTCAATGAGCTTAGAACAATGGATGGCTGATTTTACTATTGATAATAATAGAGACTTAGATCAATTAATGTTCAATACATATCAGTTAATAGAACATCTAAAAGTCCGGAGTTAAATCACCCTGTCTCCAACGCACTCCTTGTTTTTGCATAATGCGTTGACAATTAGCACAGACAGTTTTTAAATTTGTAGGTCGACAATTATTTAAATCTCCATCTATATGATAGACATTAAACTGTTCTCCATGCGATGATTTAAATCCGCATTTTTCACAAACATCTTTCTTTTCGTATCCACGCTGTTTCCATTTAGGTATACCGTGTCCTGCTCCGTTGCGTAAACAAGTTTCGCACAATTTACGATAATAAGTTCTATTACCTTTTTTATAATTTATAGCAGCTGGACGCTGTCCACAAGTGCATAACGGTCTCATATTGTATTTATCTCACCTTTTTGGTGCCTTTTTTTGTATGATAATGTGGCCGAAATTTCCACAAAGTAATAAATACTGTATAGAACTAACACTAACATCCAACAGGAGAAAACATCATGGCATTAGTATCACCAGGCGTAGAAGTCAATGTAATTGACGAATCATTCTACACCCCGGCCGCAGCTGGCACGGTACCTATGATCTTTGTTGCAACTGCTCAAAATAAAAATAGCAGTAGTGGCGCAGGGATTGCAGCAGGTACAACAAAGGCAAACGCTGGTAAACCTTACTTAATCACCAGCCAAAGAGAGCTTGGTGAAACATTTGGCGATCCACTATTTTATAGTGACGCAAATGGAAATATGATTCACGGAGGTGAATTAAATGAATATGGATTACAAACTGCATACTCATTGCTCGGCGTAAGTAATAGAGCATACGTAGTAAGAGCAGATTTAGATTTAGGAAAACTTGGAGCAAAAGTTACAGCACCAGGCGGCGAGCCAGCAAACGGCGCATATTGGGCTGACACGCAAGTTACAAGTTTTGGTATTTTAGAATGGAATGCAGCATCTGTAACAACAACAGGCGGACAAAGTTTTTCAGTTGTTCCTCGTACAGTAATTGTTGAAGCATCAGATATGGACAGCGGCACTGATGCACCAAAAACATCAATTGGTCAAATAGGTGACTATGCAATTGATGGTACAATTGCATCAGGAGCTACAAACACAAACTTTAGAGTTTATTATAAAACACCAGCTAATTCATCAGCAGCAGGCACAGCAGGCGACTGGGTAAGAGTTGGAACAACACAGTGGAGCGCAAGTTGGCCAGTTGTACGCGGCACAGCAACTCCAGTAAGTATTAGCTTAGGTGATAAACTAACAATTAATACTTTAGAAGTTACTGCATCTGGTACTGATATTACAACATTAGCAGCAGACATTAACAGTCGCGGCATTACAGGTGTAACAGCAGCAGTTGTTGATAGTGCATTAGAACTTTATTCAACTGGAGTAGACGTAGTTGTTGAAAATGGCACAGGAGCACTAGTTGGCGATGCAAATACTGATTCAGACAACGGCGGCGCATTAGGTATTGTAACAGGTACGTATGCTGCACCTAAAGTAACAATTGCACCACACACACTACCTCCAGCATATAAAGATAGTGGCGCATCAGAAGCACCTACAGGAAGTATTTGGGTCAAAACAACTGAACCAAATGGCGGTGCAAAATTTAGCGTAAAATCATATAACACTGATACACAATTATGGCAGTCAGTTGCAGCACCAATGTATGCATCACCTGAAGGCGCATTATTTGGTTTAGACAAATCCGGCGGTGGCGCAAATCTATTAGCTGGCGATTTATATGTAAAAGCTAACGATTCAGAAACAAGTCCAGTACTAGCAGATTTTAGAATTTATTCTAGAGCAGTAGCTGGTGCAACTATTGCAACAGGTGATAAAATTGCTACTCAAATGTCAGCAGGCGCAAAGTCTTTTGCTTTAGAAGAAACTACAGCAGGCTCTTTAACAAGAACTAGAAAAACTATTACTACAGCAGCATTATTAGGAGCTTCTACAGACGCTGATAAAATTGCAGCAGCAATTAATGGCGCAGGATTTACTAATATTGTAGCACTTGTAGATGCAAGTAATAAAGTTGTAATTCAGCACAAAATAGGCGGCGACATTCGTATTACAGATACAGATGGCGCATTAGTTGCAGCAGGATTTGTTGCTACAGGTAACAGTGCAAAAGCAAACGTTTATACTGCACCATCAGGTGACAGTGTTAACGATTTGGTTATTTCAAACTGGAAGCCATTAGTTGCAACTGCAAGTGATGATGCTCCAGCAAGTTTAACAGCAGATGGTGAACTATGGTATAGTTCAGTTGTTGACGAAGCAGACATTATGGTACATGATGGTGCAAATGGTTGGCAAGGTTATTTAACTGTATATCCTAACTCAAATGCAACTGGTCCTATTGTAAGTGCAACAGAACCAACAAAGCAAACTGATGGCGTTACAGATTTAGTAGACGGCGATCTATGGGTTAGCACAGCAGACGTAGAAGCATACGGAACTATATATCGTTATAACAGTACTCTTGCTAAATGGATATTGATTGATAAGTCAGATCAAACTAGTGAAAACGGTATCTTATTTGCAGACGCACGTTGGAGTGACGCAGGTGCAAATTCAGCACAAGCTGACATCATAGACTTGTTATCAAGCGATTACTTAGACCCAGATGCACCTGATGCAGCACTATATCCAGAAGGAATGTTGCTATGGAATACACGCAGAAGCGGATTTAATGTTAAGCGTTTTGAGCGTAACTATGTTGACACAGCAGCTGATAATACACGTCATCGTGTAATTGGCGCAGGCGGTACCTTAGAAGATGAAAGTATGTCACTATACTATCCACATCGCTGGGTAACAGATTCAGGCAACAACGAAGACGGTTCAGGAACATTTGGACGTCATGCACAGCGTAAGTCAGTTGTACAATCATTGCAAGCAATGGTTAACGGCAACCAAGACATTCGTGACGAAGAAAGTCGTCAGTTTAACTTAATGGCAACACCAGGTTATCCTGAACTAATCGGCGAAATGGTTACACTAAACTATGATAGACGCTTAACAGCATTTGTAGTAGGCGATACACCAGCAAGATTAACACCAGATGCAACTTCATTGAATGAATGGGCAACTAACGTTAACTTAGCAGTTGAAGATAATGACGACGGTGCAGTTAGCCGCGATGAGTACTTAGGCATGTATTATCCATGGGGATTCTCAAGTGATAATGCAGGTAATAACATTGTTGTTCCTCCAAGTCATATGGCACTACGCACTATGGTATTAAACGACCAAGTTGCGTTCCCCTGGTTTGCTCCAGCAGGTACAAGACGTGGTGGTGTAAGCAACGCTACAAGTTCAGGCTATATTAATAGCGAAGGCGAATTTGTAAGTGTAGCATTAAACA